AGAAATTTATTTTGCTCAGAAGATTGCTAAAGTTCAAGATGCTTTAGGAAAAGCTTATTGGCAAGGTGACACAGCTAGTGGTTCTGCAAACCTTAACAAGTTTGATGGACTTGATAAGTTAATCCTTGCAGCTGGATCAGCAGTAAATGGAAATCCAACAGGAATCACAACTGGTACTGGCTACACTGCTGGAAATATTATTGGCATCCTTTTAGGTATGGCTGAATTAACTCCAGAAGCTATTGCAGGGGCAGATGACTTAAAGTTATTTGTTGCACCAGCACAATTTTTATTATATCAAAGAGCTTTAGCTGATGGTAATTATTTCCATTATGTAAGTGAAGGACAAGTAAGCTCAATGCCTTTAATAGGTTTTCCAAATATTGAAGTAGTATCTGATCCAGGATTAACACAATCAAATAACCATATTTACTTAATGAGGGCTTCAAATATTCATATAGGTGTAGACCTTCCAGATGAGGAAGCTAATGATGTTCGTTCTTGGTATGATGAGAATGATAGAATTTACAAAGTGACAATGGCATTTAGAACAGGTGTGAATGTAGCATTCCCTGATGAGATTGTTAGATTTGCTTTAGTATAATATTAACTTATAAGGGGGGTTAAAATCCCCCTTTTTTAAAACTAAATAAGATGGCATGTAATTTAAGCGCAGGTTTTGCTAGAGATTGTAGTGATTCTGTAGGCGGCATCGAGGAGCTTTACTTACTAAGTAGAGATACAATGACAGCCTTTGGATTAACCAATCATGAAGTAACTTCTATCACAGATGGTGGTGCAACTTGGAGAACCTATGAATTAAAAAAAGAAGTGGGCAGTTGCACAGCAACAACCACAATAGACCCAGCAAATGGGACAAGATTTAGTGAAGGTGTAGTTGCCTTTTCAATAAATAAATTTTCAGCAGCAAAGTCAAATGAGTTAAAACTTGCTTTACTTGGAAGGTTGGCTTGTATTGTTAAAGATAACAATGGTGTTTTCTGGGCTTTAGGATTTCAGAATTATGCTGAAGGGCAGTCAGTAGTAGCTAACACAGGAACAGCATTTGGTGATAGGAATGGCTATGATATTGAAATCATGGCAAAAGAGCCAGAAATGCCTTATGAAGTTGATGCTTCTGTTGTTGCTGGATTAACAAAAAGTTCTTCTTAATTAATTTTCTTTATATTTAAAAGGGGGTCAACACCTCCTTTTTTTTTAATAATTAAAAATTAAAGTTATGTTTAAAAAAGGTCTAAAAGATACCCTTTGGTGTGGCAAAGGATTTAAAGTAAAGGTATGTGAGGAGAATGTTGATTTATTAAAGAAATTAGAAGCAGATGTTTTTGAAGTAAAAAAAAACAAAGCTAAAAAATGATTCATTTAACCAAGTCATCAGCAACTGAATTTGTAGTAACACTAAAGGAAAAAACTACTCTTACAAGTCCTAATTACTTATTTCATTTTAAGAATGATACAAGTAAGGTGGACTATTATTGTATTATTGCAGATACCTCAACACAAAAGCAAAGGTATAATAAATTCACTTTCACAGAAGGTGCTAACAACCCAACTGCTGGAAGCTTGATATTAAGTGGCTCTGGTTATTATGATTATTTTATATATGAGCAATCAAGCTCAAGCAACCTTGACCCAGCCAATTCAACTGGATTAGTAGAGCAAGGCAAAATGAGGCTATTTGATAGCTCAGACAATCCAGATTTCACAGAGCATACAGTAAGTGGAACAACATATTATGTACATAATCCTAGTTAAAAATGAGTGTAAAATTAATTCCTATAAACTTCAAAGGCTATGAGTTACCTAAATTTAAAGAAAGTAAAAAAGGTGACTGGTATGAATATGGCAGTGAAAGACCCTATAAAAATTGTTATGGTGATTACCTTGTTAAGCTATTAAATGAAAGCAGCAAACAATCAACCATTATAGATGCTAAAACTAAGTTTATAGTAGGTAAGGGCTTTGTGGTTGATGGCAATACAACCTTCACAGAAAAAGCAATGATAGAGGGCTTTTTAAGAACTCCTGGTGATGATGGTAATATTGAAGATTTACTTGCAAAGGTTGTTAAGGATAAGAAAGTTTTTGGTGGCTTTGCTTTACAAATAAGAATAAATAGTAATGGTAAGATAGCTGCTGTTGATCACCTTGAATTTAATGATGTAAGGGTAGGCATTGAAGAAGGTGAATATTTTTATACTTCAGACTGGAAAGCAAGAAACCCACAAGATAATGAAGATTTTGCAAAGTTAAAGTTATTTTCATTTGATGGTGAGGTTGATACAGAAACAAATTATATAATATATTTCAAGGAATACAGACCAGACTTGGGGGAGTATCCAATGCCTGATTATATTGCAGCTGTTCCTTATTTAGAAGCTGATGCTGAGATAGCAAACTTTACACTACAGAATATTAAGAACAACCTAAGTGCTGGATATATTGTCAGCTTCAACAACGGGCAACCTTCAGAAGAAGAAATGGAGGACATAGAATTTAGATTTAAAGACTATGCCACTGGAACAGATAATGCTGGAAAGCCACTATTAAGTTTCACTGACCAAAATAGTGACCACCCACAAATAATTCCAATCCCTGTCAATGGTCAAGATGAAAGGTTTATTAACTTAAATACACAAATAACACAAGAAATTTATACAGCTCATGGGGTCACAAGTCCAATGCTTTTTGGCATTAAAGACCAAACTGGCTTAGGCAACAATGCAGACGAGCTTAGAACAGCAGCAGAGTTATACCAAAACATTCACATTGATGGTGAGCAACAAATACTTGAAGACCTATTTAATGAAATAATTAATTATAATGGGCTTCCAAAGGTATTAAAGATTCAAAAGATTGAGCCAGTACAAAAGGCATTAGATCAAAGTGTTATTGTAAGTGTTATGACACAAAATGAAATTAGAGAAAAAGCTGGACTTCCTCCACTTGAGCCAACTCAAAGAGTTACAATGGACGACCAGATAGATGACATGATTTTTAGCCAACTTGAGAATCTTGGTTTTAATGAAAATGATTATGAGGTGTTAGAAATAAAACACAATGAAATTACTTGTATAGAAGATGCTGAAAACTTTGAAAAGCAAATGTTATCAAATTACAATTTTGCCCTTGATAGGGTTTTAAGTGATGCTGAAAAGGCAGTGCTTTCAATGTTGGTAGATACCCCAACAATGCCCAACACAGAGATAGCTGAGGCAATGGAAATATCAATACAAGAAACCAATGAAATTATTCAAGAGCTTCAAAATATAGGTGCTTTAGATGTAAACTTTGAACCTACAGAAAGTGGAAAATCAAGCATACAAAAGCCTACTGAAGAAATATTTGTTGCCTATAAGTATGTAGAAAGACCTGATGCTTTACCATTAAAAGGAGGCAAATCAAGACCTTTTTGTATTAAGATGTTAAGCTTTGCAAAGGCTGGTAGGATATATACTTTAGATCAACTGAAGCTATTAAAAAATGATTTTAATCAGAGTGGCATTGACATCTTCGTTAAAAGAGGAGGGTGGTATACAGTGCCAGATACAAACATAAGAAGACCCTTTTGCAGACACATTTGGCAGCAAGAGGTAATTAGAAAAAAGAGATAATTATGGCAAATGTTTTATTTATATCAGAAAGTTATTTAAAGAACAATACAGTAATTGATGACAATGTAGACCAAAGAATTATCTTGCCTTCAATTATTACAGCTCAGGACATGAGAACCCACCCAGTACTAGGGACACCACTCTATGAGGATTTAAAAAGCAAGATTGTTGCTGGAACTTTAAATGCAGATGAAACAACACTAATAGATAGTTATGTTGCTAAGTCTTTACTGTACTGGTCTATGTATGAATGTTCAACATCAATGCTTTATAAGTACAGGAATAAAAGTGTAGCAACTAAAAACAGTGAAAATGCTCAACCAATAACACCTGATGATTTGCAGTTTTTAAGAGATGACTGGCAAAATAAAGCTGAGTTTTATGATGAAAGATTAATAAACCATTTGATTGACAATAAAAGTTTATTCCCTAAATACCAAGAAACCAGTGAAGATATTCATGCTAAAAAGACAGCTTATACAACATCTTTTTATTTAGGTCAAGGAAAGGGGAATTGTTATTATGATGACTATAAATACTTCAAAGAATGAAAGTAAGTTACAATCAAGTAATAAAGCAATTAAATGACTTTGCAACAGCACACAAGCAAATTCAAAGCTTTGGGAATGGTGATCTATGGGAGGTTGTTCAGCATGACCAATTAACCAATTTTAACTATCCTTTGTTATGGGTGGTTGATCAGGCTGCAACAATGGGAGATGGTGACTTTACTTGGAATTTTCAAGTGATAGTGATGGACATTGTAAGGAAAGATGAAAGCAATGAGAATGAAGTAAAGAGTGATTGTGTGCAAATATTAATAGATTTAGTTGCTTATTTTGAGCAATTAAATAGTGAGCTTAACAATGTAAACTGGAATCAGGTGCAGCTTGTTAGAAGTGGAAGTGTTGAGATGTTTACAGAAAGATTTGAAGATGAACTAAGTGGGGCTTCTGTTCAATTAGGTTTGAGGTTTCCACAGAATTATAATTATTGTGAAGTACCAATATAAAAGACATGGCTATAATATACAACCCACATAAGAAAAAAGGATTTTTTAAAATACCAGCAGGAGCAACTAAAAGCCCAACACCAGCACCACCGTCATTTTCAAATACCAAGAGCCTAGAATTTGATGGTGTTGACGACTATGTAGATTTAGGTTCAGCAACTACTTTGAACTTTACAGATGATTTTTCTATTAGCTGCTGGATTAAAGAAGATGGTAATTTAAACAGAGGTATTTTTAATTCTGGCAATAGGAGTGGAAGTCAAGGCTGGTTGCTTTATAGAACTTCAACCAATAAGGTAGCTTTTAAATGTGCTGCTAGAACAGCAACAAGCACAACTTCAATAAACACTGATGCTTGGATAAATATAATTGTAACATGGGAAAAGGATGCTGCTGATACTGGTGGAAGCACAGGCAATAGAATAAAACTATATATTAATGGAAGCTTAGAAGCAACAGCTACAAGATTAAGCACTAATGCCCCTACATATAGTGGAACTATTTACAATGATATTGGAACACCTTATAATGGAACAAATGAATTTTTAGGTAAGATTGATGAGGTTGCTGCATATGATTTTTTACTTTCTGCTGACCAAATATCAAGCATCTATAATTCAGGTGCAGCTTCTGATTTAGATTCACTTTCACCAGTAGCATGGTATAGAAATGGCGATGGTGATACCTTCCCAACAATTACAGATAATGGTAGTGGGTCAAACAATGGAACTATGACTAACATGAGTGCTGCTGATATTGTGACAGATGCACCATAAAACTTAATAAAATGAAAGCTGCTAAAATATATACTATAATAAATATTGATGACCTTGAATTAATAGACTTTAATCAAGTATTTCAAACAAGTGCAAACACTGTTAAAAAGTCATTAGATAAAAGTAAGTTTGTTATTAAATACAATACAACACCAACTTTCATAGAAGATGGAACTGTTGAGCCTTTACAGGTTTTATCTTATTCAGAATGCTTAGAGCTTATGGAATCTTCTGAATGGGCAACACTTGATAAATCAGCTAAGTAAAGCCTAATGAAAAGGGGAAGCACTATATTAAAAACATACAAACCAAAAAAGAAAAGAAAAAATATACATTCTAAGAAAAGAACAAGCAAACACAAACAAAGTAAAAATTATGTAAAACTATATAAAGGACAAGGCAAATGAGTGAAGATAAGCTAGATAAATTGATACAAGGTCAAATAGAAATTAAGACTAAAGTGGAGCATTTAAGTAAGCAAAAGAATGACCATGAGAAAAGAATTAGAAGCCTTGAAAACAAGTTTTGGACTGCACTTGGAACTTTCTTTGTAGGTATTGCAACATTCATAGAGGGTTTATTTTTAGGAAAATAATTATGATTAAAAGGAAAAACATCTGGCTTTTTGATGCTGGTCATGGTGGCATTATTAATGGTGAATACCAAACAAGTGGTAAGAGGTCACCAATTTGGGATGATGGTACACAATACTTTGAAGGTGTTGGCAATAGGCAAATAGTTCAAAAGCTAATAGCTAAATGTGAGGAGCATTATATATATAATTTTGATGTTGTTGAAAGTGACTTTGATATTAGTTTAAGTGAAAGGGTAAGAAGGGCTAACAAGCTTCACAAATCATTAGGCAATTGTATTTATGTTAGTGTTCATTCAAATGGATTTAGTAAAGAAAGTGCTAATGGTTATTCTATATACACAAGCAAAGGAGAAACCAAAAGTGATAGAATTGCTGAAATCTTTATTGATAATATGATGGAATTTTTTCCAGATCACAAATTAAGAAGGGATTTAAGTGATGGTGATAAAGATAAAGAAGCCCAGTTTTATGTGCTAAGAAAGACCAGTTGCCCAGCAATATTGATAGAAAACTTTTTCATGACCAATTATAGAGAATGTAAATTGTTAATGAATGAGGAATTCCAGAATAAAATAGTAGATTGTCATTTTAAAAGTATATTACAAATTGAAGAAAATGGATATTAAACAACAAATAGAACAACTTAAAAAACAATTATCAGGCAATATGTTAAATGACTTAGAAATAAGGGATAAGATTCATAGGCTTGAAATGAAATTAAATAATGTAAAACCAACTGACAGCCACTTTAATTGTGTTGGCTGTGGTTCTTAATATATAATCATGAAAAATAGAATATTTGAAAATTGGGTGACCACTTGTTTAGGTGTTGTTATACTTGTGTTTTGTGGCTTAGTTATTTACACTGAAAAA